CCAGCAAGACAATAATTCCCACAAAAATCTATTCTTTTGATAAAACATCTTCTGCGTCAACAAGAACTATATTTGATAAAACTATAAATGTCAAAGGTATAGGGTTCATCATTCTAAATGCGGTGATTAGATGTGATAGTACTAATGATTATGGCTCAACAGAATTAAATTGCTTGCTTGATAATGAAATGTATTCATCATCATATATGAGAAGGACTGAACCAGACAATATAGAAGATTCTGTTAATGTTACATTTGCATATTACTTTGATACAGAAATGAGCCAATCAATAAGATTTTATGGTGGGTCAACTAAAAATGGAAGTAAAACCTTCAAAATACATGGGATTTATTCAGATAGCTTATCCCTAAGTTAAAAATAAGAGAGGAATAAAATATGACAACAATAAGTGCAATTACGCAAGACCAGAAGTTAATACCAACAGATACACCAACAGTTGCAGCAGGCGACAAGAAAACAGTTCAACTAAGTGTCGATTTTGATTCGGCATGGAATGGACTTACAAAGAGTGCGGTATTCTTTACTTCTACAAATAATAAAACCTATGAAGTTATTATGTTAGGTAATACATGTATTGTACCAATGGAAGTATTGGTTGATAAGTGCCATTTATTCATGGGGGTTAGAGGTATTGACAATTCAGGGGCTGTTAAAACTTCAACACTGATAAAATACAAGATTGAGAGTGGTACACCTGTTGGAAATGCTTCACCTGTTGAACCAACACCTGATGTGTACCAACAGATATTATCTGCATATGGCATTATGCAGACTAAATTAGATACACTTGAAAATTCAGTGAAAAATATAGCTTTTTCTACTTTAGTAAAAAAAGCAAAAAATTTAGAACCAAACACAGACTTAAATACCATAACTACATCTGGAATATATTATCTTCCAAATGCAGCAACATGGGGCAATGCTCCAAATACCAAAGTAACAAATAGTTATCTTATAGTGATTGCGCTTAACACAAAAAGATGTACACAGATAATTCTTCCCGGAAATGACACTGCAATGTACATTCGTTCTACTTATATTGATAACACACTTTGGACTAATTGGAAATCTAATAATACAGATATAGAAATAAAAAACTGTTTTTGCAAAAATATTGCAAGTGTAGATGGTATTCTTGAAGGTTATGGCTATAATTATTGTTATTATAACAAATCTACTAAAACAGGGATTTTATACTTTGCTTCCAGAATTGAAACACCAGATTCTACATTAAATAATTTTTCTGGATATTATGATGTCGAATCAGTTTTAGAAAAAATGGGCATTGATTTTAATACAATACTAGAAAGTAATTATATTCCATATGATTCCGCAGGTGTAGTTCGACAAAAGTTGGTTGGCTATGGAACGACATTATTATATAGTTCCGCAAACAAACATTATGCTTTTGCAAGATACTACACAAAAGATGGGAAGAAAGGAGCGTGGGCAACTACTGAATTTAAGAAAGACGATTATATTACAGGTTCGCTGATGTTTAACTAAAAATTAAATATAAAGATTAATTAAGCACTTTTTATGATGTGCTACAAAGGTTAGATAAATTGCCTTTTGTGGTTGATACATTATAGGGTGCTTTTTTATATGCCCAAAAAGCGTTAAGGCGTAAAAACTGTTCGCAAATATTCCCTTGCTATGGAATATAAACTAGCATACTGCTTCACATAGGTAGAGGCAGGAATGAAAGGAACTATATGACATTAGAAAAGCTGTTAGGAGCAGAACTGTATTCACAGGTTCAGGCGAAAATTGAAGAGGTCAATAGTAAAGAATCAGACAAATTGAAACATGTAAGATATGCAGATTTATCTGAAGGCAACTATGTTGGAAAAGGCAAGTATGACTCTGATATTGAGAAACTTAATGCTCTTATAAGCAACAAAGATTCAGAGATTGCAAATGCAAATAAGCTTATTGATGATTTAAAGAAAGCATCTAAAGGTAACGAGGATATGCAGGATAAGTTTACACAGTATGAGCAGAAAAACGCACAGCTTCAGGCAGAATTACAGGAGACTAAGATTAAGTCGGCAATCAAGGTTGCACTGTTGTCTGAAAAGGCTGTAGATGTTGACTATCTTACATATAAGCTGAATGAAAAGGTGAAGGAGAAAGGTGAATCATTAGAGCTTGATGAAAACGACAATATCAAGGGATGGAGTGATAAGCTTTCTGGCTTAAAGACACAGTTCCCTACAATGTTTGAGTCTGTTTCTGATAACAATGACGGATATCAGGTATTAAATCCTAATAAGCTTCCGAATGGTGAAACTACAGGAACACTCACGAAGGAAGAATTACTAAAGAAGCCATATGCTGAGAGGGCGAGAATTGCACAGGAAAATCCTGAAGTGTATGCAGCAGCAATGAATTCTTAAAAAGAAAGGTTAAAAAGGTGATTATTATGGCAACAACAAAGTTAAATGATGTTATTAATCCACAGGTCATGGGAGACATGATTGAAGCCAAGATTATAGCACAGGCAAAGATTACACCATATGCAAAGGTTGATGATACCCTTGAAGGTGTACCAGGTGATACAGTAACAGTTCCTTCTTGGGATTATATTGGAGATGCAGACGATTTTGACGTTGAAGCGGCGGCTGATACTGACAAAGAAATTCCAACAACTAATCTTACTGCATCAAGCACAACATTTACTATTAAGTGTGCTGCAAAGGCTGTGTCGGTTCTTCAGACAGCTATTAATTCAGGTAAAGGAAATCCTATCGGACAGGCTGAAACTCAGCTTGCAAAGGCAATTGTAGCCAAAGTTGATAATGATGTAATTGCAGCAGCATATACATCAAAGAAGACATCAGGTGATGGTACTGCACAGATTTCATATGCAGGAATCGTTGATGCTAACACATCATTCCTTGATGAAGAAGATGGCATTGAGAAGGTAATGTTTATTAATCCTGTACAGGAAGCAACACTTCTTAAAGATCCTAATTTCTTATCAGCTGATAAGTTTACAGCAGGTGTTGCCGTAAACGGTGCTATTGGTAAGATTGCCGGAGCTTGGATTAAGAAATCTAAGAAAGTTAGACTTGTTACAGCAGCGGTTGATGCATCATCAGGAACAGCAGTAACAGCTGATAATATAGCTGAACTTCAGGCTAAGGTAGACCCTACTGTTAAATTAGAGATTGGAAACAAGGTGAAGGACATTGCAGCAGCTAATCAGTATTATGTATGCCCTGTCCTTAAGATGGAGCCTGATTCATCAGAAACAGAGTACACAGAAGATGAGCTGGCAGCAATTACAATCTTTTTAAAGAAGAATACACAGGTTGATCATGAGTGGTTTCCTAAGAAGCAGAAGCATGATATTACTGCTACTAAGTATTATGGTGTTGCGCTTACTAATACAGCTAAAGTTGTTCTTGCTAAGTTTAAGAAATAAGGGGGTGTTCCCTTATGTTAATGACTATTGAAGAACTAAGGCAGTTTATTACAACAGATAAGACAGATTTGGTGCTTGATGCGCAGCTTCAGGCACTGGAACTGTTGATTAGAAAATATACCAATAATAACTTCCAGGATAGAAACAGACGATTCAGGTGTAATGTATCATCCACAAGCGGTTTACAGTATGCATCAACCTTATTCAAGGTTGGTGACACTGTACAGATTTCAGAATCTGCCTTTAATGGTGGCTTATATACAATTACAGGCATTGATTTAGAAAACGGCTGTATGGGTCTAAACGGAGCTTTAACGGATGAATCCCATGTGCTTGTTACTAAGATATTCTATCCAAAGGATGTTAAGATGGGTGCTGTGGATATTATCAGATGGAAGCTTAAGAATGAGGATATAAACAGCGGCGACACATCAAAAATGAATATACAATCAGAAACATTAAGCAGACATTCTGTCACATATGCGCAGGATACTTCGGAAACTGATATTGATGGTTCATTTGGTGTTCCGAAGAAGTATGTTTCATTCTTAAATGCTTACAAGAGAGCAAGATTCTAAGGGGGTGCTTGTATGAATAGGATAGGCGGCAATACAACAGCTATAATTCAGATTAATACAGGCACAACCAAAGATGCCACAGGTTCACGAGTTAAGAATTGGGAGACAGTTGACACTCTTACAGGATTCATTGACCTTCAGACAGGTGATTCACGATATACAAGCTATAATGCTAAGATTCAGGAATCAACGCACATCTTTGTAGCAGATTATAAGGAGCTTGACAGCAGAATAAAGGCTGAAAACAGCAGGATTCTTATAGATGGCGCTACATATGATGTAAAGGTTATTGACGACCCTATGAATTTACATAAGCAGCTTGAAATATATCTTGTTTACACAGGAGGACAGTGATATGGCAGATGTTGAATTCATTGATAATACAATGAAGGTAAATAGAGCAATTGAAGATGCGGTTGGTGCTTTTTTACTTGAAGCATCAGGTGAAATTGCATCAGAAGCAGCTAGAAATACATCTGTTGATACAGGACAGCTAAAGGGTTCATGGAAAGCCAATGTAGATGAATCTAAAGGTGAAGCAACAATTGGAAGTGGTCTTGAAAATGCAATATGGAATGAACTTGGAACTGGTGAATGGGCGGCTAATAAGGATGGAAGAAAGAATCCTTGGTATATTCCAGTAGACGGCTACAATGGGAAAAAGAAGCCTACATTTAACGGTAAGGTTGTTATTGTATATGGAAAACATGGAAAGGCTTTCTATAAGACTAATGGTAAAAGACCACAGCACACATTGCAGAAAGCTTTCAATGACAGTAAATCTGCTATCATTAGAAGAGCAGAACAGATATTTAAAGCCAAGATTGGTGAATGAGGTGTGATATGACAATTGAAGCATTAGGCATAATTGATAGGCTGCTTACGGATGCAGGTATTAATTATGAGTATTATGAGTGGACTTCTGACCTTGCTTATCCTTATTGGGTTGGTGAGTATCAGGAGGTAGAGCCGCTTAATGAAGATGGCATGTCTGAAAGCACATTCATTATGTCAGGCTTTACAAGGGGTACTGCTTTTGAATTAGAGCAGGACAAAGAAAAAATAAAAAAATTGTTTGATGAGACATCAGGGAAATTTGTCACTACTGACAGCGGTTCAGCGGTGGCTATTTTTTATGCAAATGCTCTTCCTGTTAGGAATGAGAATATGGATCTTAAAAGCATGACAGTTAATTTAAAAGTTAAAGAATGGAAGGGAGCAAAACTATGAGAAAATCAGGTATTAACAGCAACACACCTAATGATTTCTTACTTGGAGCAGGTGTTGTATTTAAGAATTTTAAATATGTGTATTCAAAGGTAGAAGTAACGGGCGGTTCATCAACACAGCCTGAAGGAACACTTAAGGTTGTTGCAGACGGAACACAGGAATCAGATACAACAATTCAGATCAGTAAGCTAACACCAGGGGTATCGTTTATTGGCATTGATAAGAACTATACAAAGCCTACTGTTGGAGATTATATAACGGGAGCATGGACAGATGATGAAGATCATGTTCTGGGGGCTACAAATGGCGGTAATAAGCTTTCAATTGTTCCTGAAATCACACCAATTGAGGTTGATGGTGCAACTGTTGAGATTAAGGGCCTTAGTCAGAAAACAGGTGAGGCAGGAACACTTGAAGTAAACCTTGCACAGCATACAGTTGAGTCTATTAAGCGTGCAATTGTGGGAAAGGAAGTAGACAGCTTAATTAAGGGTTATACGCAGATTGAAACAAAGTCGTTGATTGAGTTATCAGATTACCTTGATAATATTGCTTTTGTTGGCACAAAGACAGATGGTACAGAAATTATTGCAATCTTAGAGAATGCAATCTGTTCTTCAGGGCTTGAACTTGATAACAAGAATAAGGAAACATCCGTATGCGCTACAACATTCAAGTCTACAGCAGATTTTAAGGGTGGCGTATTTGATAAGTTGCCTATTTACATTTTCTATCCTAATAAAGCAGCTGTTTAAGAGAGGAGATAAAACATGAGTGAAGTAACAACAACAGAAACAGTGAAAACCGAAACAGAGGTTATTGTAGAAAAGCCATATACATTAAGACCTATTGAAGCAGATGATCTTGATTATCTTGCAGGTATTATTGATAAGATTGGTATTGACAAGATTGCAGATTGCTTTGGTAAGAAAGAGATTAACAGGCTTGTTGAAGGAAAAGAGGTCAATAATGATTTAATCAAAGATGTTGGCATAGATGTTATGGTAAAGATTGCTGCAATTGTCGTAAAGAATTACAGGGTTGCTAAGAAGGATATCTATTCGCTTTTAGCATCTGTATCGGGTATGACAGTTGAGGAAGTTGCACATCTTAAGCTGCCTGTGTATGTACAGATGATTATTGACGTATTTAAGCAGGATGGATTCATTGATTCTTTCAGGGTTGCTTCTTCATTACTCGGATAGGCTATGTTGAGTTTATGGGCTTGCTGTATGAGAAGTATGCAAGCCCTAATGAGTTGATTAACAGGATGCTTAAGACAGGCAGATTATATGATTTTGTAAAGCATGTTGTTAAGCGAAAAAATGAAGAAGCTGAAAAGGAAGAAGATAATAAATTATGGTTAGCTTATCTTTCCAGCAATTCAAGTTTAACCTTTGCAGCATGGAAAAATGAGCTTGTCAGTGGCTCACAGGTGGAGCAAAGACCACAGCAATATAATGGCATAAGTAATCTGTCTATGTCAGATGCAGAAGTTAAAACAGCTTATAACAATGCGAAAAGCATACTGAAAAATTTTAAACTCTAACTAATGTAAAGGTACCTATGAAGGTGCTTTTTTTATGCAAAAAAGAGAGGAGGTTTTACATTTGGAAGTATTTAAGCTGCTTGGAACTATAGCATTAACAGGTGTTGAAGAAACAAATAAAGATATAGATAAAACGAAGCAGAACGGCGAGAAGCTTGCTACGCAGTTTAACAAGGCGGCAGATGAAGTTGCACAGTTCGGAATCAAAATTGCTACAACAGTTGCTTCTGCAGCTACAGCAATTGGAACACTTGCTATTAAGTCGGCAGCAGATTTTGAGACAAGCTTTGCAAAGGTTAGCACACTTCTGGATACTAATGCACTTGATGTTGAAGCATATAAAAAGAGAATAATGCAGGTTTCATCTGAAATGAATGTTTCTACAGATGAACTTTGTGAATCTATTTATCAGGCTATCTCTGCCAGTGTCGATCAGGCGGATGCAATTGATTTTGCAACTAAAGCCATGAAGCTTGCCAAGGGTGGTTTCACTGATACAGCAACAGCGGTTGATATTATGACAACAGCCATTAATGCTTACGGTATGAGTGCTGCAGATGCAGAGAGCATATCAGATAAGCTGATAATGACACAGAATAAAGGTAAAACCACTGTTGGAGATTTGGCAGCAGCTATGGGTAGAGTTATCCCTGCCGCCAATACATTTGGTGTATCCTTAGATGAATTGTGTGGATACTATGCGACAATGACAGCCAATGGTATTGCTACAGCAGAAACAACAACTTACCTTAACAGTATGATTAAGGAGTTGGGAACTGGAAGTGATACATTATATACACAGCTTGAAAATGCAACTGAAAGTGTATTAGGCGAGAAAAAGAGCTTTCAAGAGCTTAGGGCAGAAGGCTACACCGTTCTTGATGTTATTGGCATCTTAGGACAATACAGTGAGCAGACAGGCGACAGTATTATTGGTATGTTTAGCTCTTCTGAAGGTGGTATGGCTGCACAGGTACTTGCTAATAACATTGAAGGTGTTACAAGAAACATAGATGCAATGAAGAACAGCGCAGGTGCTACAGAAGAAGCTTATAAGAAAATGGCTTCTACATCTGCTGCGTCATTTAAGAAGATAAAAAATCAGATTGCTAATATGTTTACAGTACTCGGACAGAAGTTAATGCCTACCGTAGAGAAGTTGCTTAGCAAGGCGGAAAAAAGCCTTCCTAAGATACAGAAGCAGGTGGATAAGTTACAGCCAACAATAGAGAAGGGTTTGACTAAGATTGAGCCTGTACTCGAATGGCTTATTGATGATGCTCTTCCAGGAGCTGTAAAGGTGCTGAGTTTTTGTGTTGAAAACTTTGATAAGCTTGCAATATCTATTGGCATAACAGTTGCAGCATTGAAAACAATGGCAATAGTAGGAACAGTGACAGAAGCACTTAAAAAATCAGCTACAGCAATGGGAGCATTTAATGCGATTATGACAGCCAATCCTATTGGAATGGTTGTTACTGCACTGGGGGCATTAGCAGTTGCAATTGGTGCTGCTGCTGTTGCATCAAAAACAGCTACAGATATAACAGCTGAAAGTGTAAAGAAAACACATGAAGAAACAGAGGCTATTCTTGAAAATAATAAGGCTTTAAGAGATCAGCAAAAAGCTATTGATGAAAAAGCTGAATCAGGCTTGGTTGAAGTTGCAAACACTGAAAGATTATGGAAAGAATTACAGACTTTGTGTGATGAAGAAGGTAATGTTACGGATGCTAATAAGGCAAGGGCAGAATTTATTCTGAATGAGTTAAATGAAGCTTTAGGTGCTGAATATACCATGACAGGCAACCAGATCGATAATTACAATGAGTTAACGGAATCTGTTTATAACACTATTGAATCTAAGAAAGCGGAAATTCTTTTGTCTGCAAAAGAAGAAAAGTATAAAAATGCATTGCTGAATCTAACAGAGCAAGAGGAGACTGCTTATAAGAAGAAAAGAGAACTTATTGAGCAGCAGAATGCTGTAAGTGAAAAAGAACTTGAATATGAGGAAGCAAAGAAGGCTGCTTCAGAAGTCAGTATTGATGCTACATATGCTGAAATGCAGGCAATAGATCAGAAGGTGGAAACGGCAAAAGCTGCATATGATGCAGAAGTTGAAAAAATACAAGATAAGCAGATAGCGTATGACGATACAAAAGATAAGATATTTGAATACTATGACGATATAAGTGCATATGAAAATGCTTCTACTTTGATTTTGCAGGGTAATGTAACAGAAGCCATTGATTATATGGATAAGTTAGGAATGTCATATAAGTCGGCAGCAGATGTTGCAGGAGAGAGTGCAGAGAAGCAGAAAGAGACTCTTGAACAGCAGAAGAATGATGCACAGGATTATTATATACTTCTTAGAAGTTATTATAATTCTGCAACGGAAGAGCAGAAGAAGTCCATTGAAACAAGATTAGAAGATGCCAAGGAATATGCTAAAAAAACGGCAGAAGAATATGCAAAAGCAGGTTCAAGTGCTGTATTAAGCTATGAAGATGGTGTTGAAAGCAAGCAAAATTCACTGATGGAAAAAATGTCTGATTTATCAAAGCTTGCAGTCAAATCTGCAAAGGATGAATCGGATACATCATCTGTTGGTGAAAATATGGTTGATGGTATTAGCTCAGGTGTTGATAAAAAGTCAGGTTCGTTGTTTACAAAGATACGTTCACTTATAAAGAAGAGTATATTTGCAGCAAAGGATGAAGCAGATATACATTCACCATCAAAGGCCTTTGCTAAAGAAGTTGGTGCATTTATTCCTCCAGGTATCGGAAACGGTGTTGAAGAAAATGAAGAGGATGCAATAGAACCTGTTGAAAACCTGATTGATAAAATGGTGGTATCAGGAAGCAACTCTGTTAATACAAATAATTACAGACACAATCCTGCACCGACAATCAATGCTTCTTTCAGTACTGCAGCCATTATAGACAAGCTTAATCAGCTTATGGATATGATTGCAAGCAGGGGAAATGACAAAATCTATTTGAATGGAGATGTTCTTGTTGGTGAATTAGCACCTGCAATGGATTCGGCACTTGGAGATATAAGC